CTTCCAGAGATATTTTTAGAATCTTGAAATCCTAAACTCTCTGCCCGTATCCATCTGTGCCTGAATCCATCAGGTGCAGGGGGTGCATCTAGAGAAGATGGAGGAGTCCACACTTTTGGTCTTTCAGTTTTTGACCGTGTTTGACTCGCACGTGAAGTTTTGTTATCTTCTTTTTTCATTTTACGCTCCTTCCGTGAGTTTTATTTGTTTTGCGTATTCTTCGAGTGGCACACCTAATTTTTTAGCTATTGCTACCTGAGAGGATGTGAGTCTCACAGTTTTGCGTCCTGGTTTTACACTTCTCTGAGCTGAAGCGACCGACTGTACGGGCTTGGACGTATGCTCTACAGCTCCACCTTTATCAAATTTATGTGAGAAGTCAACTTTTATTCTTTTGTCAACTTCATTATAATAAGCATCTGATTTAGGATCAAATCCCTCATTTACCAAATCCTTATGGATTTCAAAAGCAGTAAATGTCATGGCTCTATCTTTACCAAACCATGTATTTCTAGCTGCCCATTCTTCCGCTTTAGGATCAGGTTCAGGGAGTTCCTGTGGTGTTTGCTGTGGTAATCTTCCACCGTCTGAAAGTTGTTGAACAGGTTGTTCTGGCTCAACAGGTTCCGACTTTTTTTGCTCCAATTTAGCATTCTCAAAAGCTAATGTAGCAATTCTTTTATTTGCTTCGACTTGAGCTTCTGCATTTCCAGATTCAATGGCTGCTGCTAATTCTTTTTGAGCAGACTCCATCCCTGTTTTTACATTTTTCTCAAATCTAGACCAGTAATCAGTATCCATTTTTTTAAATGTATGATGATCCTGTCTTCTTTGATGTTCTAAAGCTTGAGCATATTCAGTAGCAGCTTGTTCTCTACGTTCTGCTTCTCTCATTTTACGAGTAAGTTTAGCAATACGTGATTGAACGCCTTTACTATATTCTTCTAGTTTAGAATCATCTTCTTTTTTTGTTTCTGGTTCTTGTTCCTTGACTTCTGTTACTTCTGCTTCTTTCGTTTCCTGTTCCTTCGTTTCTACAACTTCTTCCGCTTTATCTTCTGGTAAGGCTACGTCTACTTCAGGACCTGAAGTATCTAAGTCTACCTTTGGATCTTCTTTCTTTATTTTATTTTCTTCTGGCATAGTTCCTTCCTATGTTAAAATTTGTGCAAGATGTCTGTTGGATCTTGTACTGTTGCTAAAACTTCATCTTCATTTAAAAGACGAACCTCTCCCCCTTCAATTTCTATACGTGATCCCGCGTAACGCGCAAAGATCACCCAATCACCGACCTTGCACCATGGACCTGATGGATATCTCTCTTTATCCTTATAACAAGCATCTCCCATCGCAATTACGTTTCCGCATTGTGATGCTACTTGTTGTTTGTCTATAGTTTCTTGTCCAAGTAAGACTCCACCTTTAGTTTTTTCATCCATTCTAAATGGTAAAACTAAAAGCCTCCAACCCGTTGGTTTAGGTAATTTTGTTTTCTCTTTGGTAACTTCTTTTTGTTCTTCTGATCTTTTTAGACCAACTAAATCTTTATTTGGTAAGTGGATTTTTTGTGTTGATGTCGACGACTGTTCCTTCATTTTGCTCCTTTTCATTAAGCAGGTTAGAGATTTCCTGTTTAGTTGCCTCTAAGGCGTTTATTTGTCCGATAATATACTTGTATGTTTCCATACTGTCAACCCCTCCAGACGTTACTGAGATTGCTAATTGCTGTATTCTTCTATCTAAACCTCTTTGAAGTTTATAGATTACACTTTCTAGATTCATACTAAATCTTTATAATATTCCTCGTAGCTTTTATTTGAAACTGGTTCACCAGCTAAATCACTTTTAATATGTGATCCAATATATTCTTCCTTTGGAGGATATACAAAATCTGTTTTCGTTTCGCTTAATTTTACTTCTGCCTGTTTTTTAATAGGCTTTCTAGAGTTTCCGTTAAAAGGTTTATATCTTGGATTTACCATTAGTCTTTTTTTATTTGTGCTTCTTCGTATCTTTTTTCGTCACTAGTTTTAGTTCTTTTATATTTTTTATCAAACGTAAAACCTTTTTTCTTCCAGTCACCTGTTTTACTTTGCCACATCGTGTGTCTTAATTTTGCTGCTCCGCCTTTTGTTTTTTGTGTTGAAATTTTTAATTTACTTAAAGATTTGTCACCAACACTTGCTTTAAAAGCTTTAATAACTTCTGTACCAGTAGTTTTTTGTGTACCACCTGTAAGCATTTTTTTACCAGCATTACCTACTGCTTTCCAAAATCCGCTCATTTTTTTCCTCCCTTAAATATTTGCGTTCCTTTTATACCATATATCGACGCAACAACAAGGATCCACAAATTTGTGAACCATGACGGCAGTTGCTGGAATTGCTCGAAAAATTCTTTTATCTTTGCAGCCGCACCCGGATCGTCCGAGAAGACCCCGTACGCGATCACCAAAATGGGCAGCGTTAGCACGACCAAAACGAACTCGTCTTTCCAGTCCGATTGTCTTGCTTCTAAAAGTTTGCCTTGGTATTCGCTCTCACCTCGGGCCATCTTAGTAGCTGCCATGTGCTGTGCATCAGCCATAGCCATCTTAGTTTCTTGTTTTTTCTTATAGATGTGCGAACCAGCATTGATCGCTAATTTCAACGCACCTAAAATTGGAAATGCCATATTAGACCCAAGTTACAGGCTTCTGTTTTCTAGCAGCTCCACTACCTTTAACAGCTTGTTTATTTCCAACTGCTAAATAAGACTTTCCTCTAAAGCTAGTTTCTGATCTAGGATCAACAACTTTTTTAGAATCTTCGAATTTGAATGGTTTGCCACCTTTTTTATAGTTCATCATAATTATTTACTTATACTCTTTGGTTTCATTTTAGCAAGTGTCAATCTATTCTCATTTGCCATTTCTTGCTTTTCAATTGAAGTATCAGCTCTTAATTCAGCTAATTCTTCATCTTGTTCAAGCTTATCGTCCGTAATTTCTCTATTTTGGACTAATTTAGCTTGATCAATTTCTTGTCTCTTCTGCATCTCTTGTTTCTTACGTTCATTCTCCATAGCTCTTAAATCAACTTCTCTTGACTTAAGTTTTAACAGTGGATCATGATCAAACTGAGATGTAATCTTCTTCTCTTCCTTCATAAAGTCTTCAGTCATTTCTGCAATCAATACAGCTTTTCTAGCTTCAATCTGTTGTGTCATAGATTGTGCTTGCTCTTGTATCTGTGGGTTTTGTGCAGCTTGTTGTTGCATCATTTGTAGTTGCTGAATTTGCTCTCTGAACTCTAATTGTATTTGTTCTTGAGCCATTAAACTAATATGCTCTAAAATATTTTTCTGTAAAGCAGCCATAACAGCTGGATTATTTCTAACCATGTTAGTTGACATAAAGTTTAAGTGAGCTGTAACGTGTGCTCTATGATCTTGACCAGGGAAAGCTTGAAAAGGTTTTCCACCTAAAGCATCAATATGTTCTAAAGATGGATCTTTAGGTTGATTTGGTGGAGGCGGAGGTAAAATTCTATCAATATCTTTTATTCCTAATGCTTCATACATTTTTCTAAATGCCATATACAAATTATGCATTTGTGGATTAGACATTGCTAACTGCAAACCAGTTTGAGCAAGTGTTAATCTTTGCGACATTGAAAATATATTTGGATCAGCAATTGGTAGAATATCTACTCTCTCATCAAAATCTGTTACTTTAACATTTCTTTGTCCACCTACAACATCGTAAGGATATTCTGGTGGTAGATACTGTGCAAATACTTTTGCCAGTAATTTAAATTCTTGTTTTAGGGCTACGTATAGTCTTTTATGGATTGCTGACATCACCCTTGAACCACGTTCCAAAAGAGCTACGGTCGTACCAACGGCTGCGCCTTGGTTCCCGTCCCCGACCTGCATGTCAGCAATGGACGCGAATCTCTGTCCTGCTGTTACTACAATTCCCATCAACTGCAATAATGTAGCTGAAGGTTCTTTGTATGGTAAAAATACAAATGCATCTTTTAGATTACCACCTGGTGTGTCAACATCTTTAAATTCTCCAGGTTGTATTGGTGCAGCGTCGTCTTTGACTCTAACACCTCGTTGTTTAAATCCGGCTGGTAAGTTTGATAACGTACCTGCGTCTAATAATTGACGGAGAGCAGACGTTGCCGTTCTGCTCAAACCGCCAATCATATGAATGAGTCCAAAGCCATAAAATCCTAGTCCTGGCAGAAATTTGAAGTGGACGAAATATTGGATTTTATTTCTAAGTGGATCATTGGGCGCATAGTTTCGTCTTATCGACAAAACTTTTTGACTACCTTCTTCGATTGTTACGACGTAAGGTAATTTTATTCCAGTTGGCTGTCCATCTTGGCCAACATCTTCGAAACCTTCTAAATCTAAATTAACATGACATTCTAATAATGTATAAACACTTTCAACTCTTGTTGTTTTAGAAGTTCCTTCTAATTCTCTTTTCTTGTCATCTACTTGATCTGCATTTACAGCTGACATTGGTTTTGATAATTCAATGTCAGAGTAAAAGCCATTGACCTGCTGTTTTCTTAAGTCATTTTCAGACATTTTTACAACATGAATCACTGCTTCCGCATCATCTAATGAGGTAGCTGTATACGGAACAACGAGATCATCTGCAGGTATAAATTTTGATACGGCTCTTCCTAAAAGATCGTCATAATAAACTTTCTTAAAAGT